CTAATGTCTACAAAAGCGCCTTCTTAATAAGAGTTTAACTAACAAAACTCTAACTATATACAATGATCCGTTTTCGACTTCTTGAGTGGATCAAACTCTCATTAACAGACCTTATAAGAATGGCCCTTGGTCTATAAACAATGATCCGTTTCGACTCTCGAGTGGATCAAACTCTCAATAAAGACCTACACTTGGAGAAGTAGATGGCCCTTGGTCTATAAACTTTTAAGCAAACACTCCTTCGTTAACTGTGCCTTCTTCTATGATTTCAAATGTAGCGACATCAGTAATATAATAGTCGATCTCCATATCGAAGTGAGCAAAACTATCTGCTTTCATTTTTTCTATATCATCGCCTTTACTTACTGGATAGTATTGATTTTCTCTGTCTCCCCATCCTTTAACATTTAATATAAACATATTTTGTTCTCCTTTTTTAAAATATACATATAGTATACTATACTTTTAATCTGTGTCAACCTCTACTTGACTACACTTAAATGACTTTCCCACATTTTGTCTGTCATTTCATAAATATCGCCTGTGTTGCCGCTTATTACAGTTGTAACGCCAGTTTCTTCTGCTAACATCTTAAGATGTTTACTTAAGTTTTGTGGTAAAACATAAGGATCACTTTCCTCACCTTTTTTCCAAAATAGACTGGATTCTGCTTTAGCATATGGATTTAACTGATTATACATTTGATCGCCCAACCAGTTTGTCATATATGAGCGATTGTTTGCTTCATACATAGATATTTCTTTAAGTTCAATAGCCGCATCACCATTTTCTAAGTGTGTTGCTCTTATACCTAACAAGTTACCTGCTACCATTGTTTCACAAGTTAGTCTACACCCACCTGTGTCTTTCATCATCTGCTTTACTTGTTTTTGTTTCTTTTTCGATAGTTTCATATTTTATTCTCCTTTTTTAAAATATACATATAGTATACTACATATCTAATCTGCGTCAACCTCTAATATTGTCTTTTGAAATACTTATTGCGAAAATGTTTATGTTTAGTCTTGGTTACTTTTTGGAAAGATTCGAAACATTTATCTTTCGACCAAGTCATCATATCAGTGTGTGACATAGGTAACTGATCTATACCATTTAATCTACTTCGCAAAGTTTTTTCTGCTAAATATTTTTCGATATTTTTTACAGTATGTAGTTTGTAATCGCGATACATAGTAACAACTACGTTATATTTGATATTTACAACTAATAGTATATTATGTAACTTACGCACAGAGTCTTTAGGTAACGCATTCAGTAAAGGTTTAGGTAGTTTTGCTAAATCATTTTTGCGTAATACAATAGATTTTGTTTGTTCTCTCTGTTTCCGTTTACGCGACCATTTATTGGATAATAACTTAGCACCATTATAACTGGTGCCATATTGATACACAATAACTGCTTCGTCAAATGCTATGTTTCTTTCTTGTGCTCTTTCTCGAGCATGATCAGTAAGTTTTATACTTACATTTTTATTATCATTCATATAGTCCTCCTACAGACTTATTTAAAATATACATATAGTATACTACATATCTAATCTGCGTCAACCTTGTGTAGTCAAAAAAAAGCACACTAAAGAGTGTGCTTTATATAGTTATATACTATGCTTGTGCTTTAAGACCTTTTATACTTAGTTCTAACTCATTTAAAGTTTTTTCAAAGTCTGCTATATCATCAGCATCGGGGACGTAGTTTATATTCCTCTTCATTTCTGCTAAAGTATATACTCCGCCAAAACGCCACTCACCTGCGTCTATGTTAAGAGTAGGTTCTAATGCTAAAGCATTGTCTTTCATCCATTTTATTTGCTTTTCTATAGCAAACTCCTCACTATCGACCATTGCTTGATCTCCAATGCCAGCATTTGGACATACATTCATTACAGCACAATCTTCTATATATTCTGCTGTTTGCTGTTTAGTTAACGGAATAAAACTATAATCGAATGCTCCGACAGTCTCATCTTCTGTATTTCCTATTTCGTAGTCAATACAATGAGTATAGCCGGCTTCTATTAATGCGTCTATAGTTTTGTTATCATCTCTTACTTCAGTAGTAACAGTATGCTTCTCTTTTACGATTTTAGTGACTTCGTTGTCAAAAGTTAATGTTGCCATTTTTTCTTTCCTTTAAATACGTTTTGCTTTATTGCTAACGTACATATACTATAACATCTTTTTATTCTGTGTCAACCGCTATAATACTGGAAAATCGCAATAAACTGATAAATACTACTGTAGCAACATTTATTGGAGATACAGATATGAAGATGAACTTCTCGGAAGAAAAAACAAGATATATAAACACAATGAGTCTCACTGGACTAAGTCTATTATGGGGGCAGATGTTAGGTATGCTAAATCCATGGTTTACACCGCTAACAGTCTTAACTATTATTATTGGATATGGTAGTGAACTCAATAAACCCGCAACAACAGACTCTAACTTACATTAAAGTATGAAACTAACGCCGCCGCAAAAGAAAGTAAGCGATAATCCGTCGCGATTTCGAGTAGTAGCCGCAGGAAGAAGATTTGGCAAGAGTTTTCTCAGTATAAATGAGTTAGCAAAGTTCTCACGTTATCCCAACTCAAAGTGTCTGTATGTAGCACCTACGTATCGACAAGCAAAGCAAGTGATATGGGACGAACTCAAGAACAGACTGTATACAGTTAAATGGATAGACAAAGTAAACGAAAGTGATCTAAACATAAGACTTAAAAACGGTTCAGTTATCTTTATTCGTAGTGCTGATAACAGAGAAGCATTACGTGGTGCTAAGTATAACTTTATAGTGTTAGACGAGTGTGCGGATATACATGAAGAAACGTGGCACCAAATATTACGTCCCACACTTAGTGATACTGGCGGTAGTGCGTTGTTTATCGGCTCACCTAAAGGTAGAAACTGGTTTTATGACTTATACAGTTTAAGCGGTGAAACAGATTGGCAAAGTTGGCAGTTCACTACATTAGAAGGTGGCAACGTGCCGGCATCGGAGATAGAAGCCGCCAAAAGAGACTTAGATGACAGAACATTTGAGCAGGAATACTTATCGCAGTTTGTTTCTTATATGGGCGTATGTTACTATTCTTATACTGAGGACAACGTGTTACCCACACCCAGTCATTTACCAACAAATACACCGCTACACATAGGCATGGACTTTAACATAGATCCAATGAGTGCTGTGGTGTGTGTGGAAGACAGAAACGGTGATACATGGTGTATAGATGAAATAACTATATACAGTTCAAATACAAATGAAATGGCATTGGAAATAAAGAAAAGATATGGCAATAGACCAGTGTTTGTATACCCCGACGCAACTGGACTTAGGCGTACTACTAACAGCACAGGCATGAGTGACCATTTAATATTACAACAGCATGGGTTCAAACTTATTACTGGTAAATCTAATCCGCCAGTTGCCGAACGTATAAGTAGTGTTAACGCAAGACTATGTAACAACTTAGGCGAACGTAAACTGTTTATAACACCACAATGTAAACAGTTGCGAGAAGGATTGATTAAAATGGTATACAAGGAAGGCACAAGACAGCCGGACAAAAGCACAGGGCATGATCACATTACTGATGCTTTAGGATATTATATACAACGAACGTTTCCTATCAAAGGCGCAGGACATGAGCCGTATAGAGATACACGTAGAAGCACAGGAAGAATGATATGAGCAAAAAAGACAAACAATGGGTAGCAAATGAAAAGACTATCAACAGAGACCCCACACTAAAAGCCGCAAGGGATATATCGCAAGGATTTACACCTAAGCCGGGTCAAACACATGGCGGAAAAGGTAGTGCTCGTAGAGGTGCTAATGATGACGCATATGAAGATGGCTGGGACAGAATATGGGGCAAAAAGGATAAAGATAATGAGTAACGAATACGAACATAAAGGCATAGCAATGTTCATGAAGTTTCAAACAGATTGGCTTACGTTATCGCGACATCAACAACAGTTAGCAAAACAAAATAACAGCATAGTATACAAGAGATATTGTCTTTGCCAAAAATACGGCAAACATGTATATAATATTCTAACCAATGGCGGTTCACGTGAATATGATGATCAGTATGTTGTATTGTGGGATAGCGACAAAAACACATAAGGTAGGAGTAACCTAAGGTGCGGCAAGGGTAGTCTTTAAAGGAGTAACTACCCTTTTATCGTGCCGTCTAACAGTTTACCGTCCCAATCGTAGTTCATTATTTTATGCCATATGTTTAATGTCTTTTTAACAGCATTAAGATCCGAGCAATCAGTGTTTATACTTTCTTGATGTATTTCGATTGGTTGTATTGGTAACTGAACTCTTTCAGCATTACGTTGTTTATACCAATCATTAGATGGTTTACGGAATCCGCATTCGAACTCTATAGGCTCTGCCCATACCGAACGAATATATTTGTTAAGCATGAGATGGCCATTGTTACATGTAGGACGTGCCGCATTGTTGTATACAACAAAGAAAGGCTCTCGTTTGTTTTCGCCCGCCGGTTCCTCAATAAATAGTTCTGTTCTTATGTTAGCATGGTTAGTGTAAGCAAATCCCATTTTACATGCTAAGTCCAATATCACACTCATCTGTTGAGCAGGGTTTAAATCATGTTTATAATGATGGGGTGTGAGTTGTGTTAAATATGCGTATTGATCCATAATGGTTCCTATTGTTTTAATATGTCTTCCAGTTTAAAGAAAGTAGGCTTAGATGCGGTTTTCCATTTTCCTA